ATTTAAGGGACAAACACATGGCTATTCTTCTTATTGCCGAACACGACAATGCAAGCCTTTCTGACCAGACTGCAAAGGCTCTGACTGCTGCTGCCCAGATCGGTGGCGATGTCGATATTCTGGTTGCAGGCAAGGGCGCGAAAGCTGCCGCTGATGCAGCCGCCAAGCTTTCTGGCGTTCGCAAGGTTCTGTTGGCTGAAAGCGATGCGCTGGAAAACCGTCTGGCCGAGCCACTGGCTGCAGCCATCGTTGAACTCGCAGGAAACTACGACACGATCATTGCACCAGCCACCACTTCGGCCAAGAACGTGCTGCCACGCGTTGCAGCACTTCTTGATGTGATGCAGCTGTCGGAAATCATGGAAGTCGTGTCTGCTGACACCTTCAAGCGTCCGATCTATGCGGGCAATGCGATCCAGACCGTGCAGTCGACTGATGCCAAGAAGGTCATCACGGTTCGTACGGCTTCTTTCTCGGCAACAGCTGACGGCGGTTCGGCTTCGGTTGAAAGCATCAATGCGGCTGCTGATCCGGCACTGTCGAGCTTCGTTGAAAACAAGCTTTCGGATTCTGATCGTCCGGAACTGACTTCTGCCAAGATTATCATCTCGGGCGGTCGTGCGCTTGGTTCTTCGGAGAAGTTTGAGGAAGTGATCCTTCCTGTTGCCGACAAGCTTGGTGCAGCCGTTGGTGCCAGCCGTGCGGCGGTTGATGCGGGCTACGCTCCAAACGACTGGCAGGTTGGCCAGACCGGTAAGGTGGTTGCACCGGAACTTTACATCGCAGTCGGCATTTCCGGCGCGATCCAGCATCTGGCTGGCATGAAAGACAGCCGCGTGATTGTTGCGATCAACAAGGACGAAGAAGCACCGATCTTCCAGGTGGCTGATTATGGCCTCGTTGGCGATCTCTTCACCGTGTTGCCGGAAATAGAAAAGGCTCTCTAACTCTATGTTATAGAAGGATTTGTTGATTGCTGCTGAGAACTGCGCCCCCAGTTTTGCAACAAGAACTCTAAATGGAATTATCCGTCCAAACTAGGTCAGTCCTCAGAGGCAATCACCACGATTGTCGTCAATGTTATCGTTCGCCGATGAGAATGGATATCGAGATGATACGCCCGAATTGGGGATTATGCGGTTTAAGCTGAATGCACATGGCCGATATATAAGTTGTGGTGAGCTGGATTCTTGCCGTCTGTGGACCAATGGCCAGATTGAGAAGATGAATGGCGTCATCAAAGACACGAGGGTAAAACGCTTCCACTACGACAGCCACTATAAATTATGGCAGCACATGGCTGACTATATTAATGCATATAATTTCGGTCGCCGGCTGAAGACGCTGCGAGGTCGCAAACCTAATGAATTCAAATGTAAAATATCGCCAACGGAGCCAGAAGGATTCATGATCAATGCAATCCCTCAAATGACGGGGCTGACGATCGAAATGCGAACAAAGTCGTCAGAGTTTATCTGACGACTATGAGTTTAAACACCTTCAACATTGGTCAGAAAGTCAGATACGGTCTTCATGCACAGGTCGCGCTCTTCGACATGTGGCATATGACTAGACTCTTCAAACAGTACCCACTTATTGTTTGGAACATTTTCCACATAGGGCTTCACAACCAGTGGCGTTGCTTCATCATAACGGCCAGAGATTACAAGCGTTGGTGCTTGAATGCGGCTGAGACGGTCTTCGATGGTCCAATCTTTCATCGTGCCTATTACATGAAATTCTGTCGGACCGTTCATATTGCGATAGACGGTATTGTCCTCATCCATGATCGCAAAAGTTCGCGCGACTTCCTTAGGCCAAGGATCTACGCGGCAGACATGACGATCATAAAAGACACGAGATGCTGTAGGGGGGGAATACCGTCTCGGTGTCCAGAAGGTATTCCCCCCCTACACAGTCCGGTCGATTATGGGCGTTTGGATGATGATCTTTCGGGGGCGATCAACTGGATAACCGATGGCATGCGCGAGCTGAAACGGCAAGCGCAGGAACTTGCAACTAGCACAGCTGACAATCATAACAGCAATTATGCTGATATGCAGCAGATCCGACGCCAACTTACGAGCACATTCGGAACGGCTAAAGCCTCGTGGCAGGAAGATATCTTAACTGCCACGGGCCCAAACAGCGCTAATTGGACAGCAGCTAACGCAGATCAATGTAAGCCTTGGAACAAAGGCTGATGCGAGCACAGTCGTACTTCTTCAAAGCCGCGTTGATGGCGTTGAAGGCGATATGACCGCCATTTCCAATGCGCTGACTGAGGTCAATGCATCTGTCGATGGGACCATCTCAAATGCCGCTTGGCGGATGACGGCTACTCAGGGAAGTGGCGGTCAGTCTGTAAGGATATCTGCCTTTGGGCGCATCGGCTCTGGCGACAGCTGGAAGCAGGCCGGTTGGTTTGTGAATGTAACTCCTACCGGCAGCCAGTTTGTGATTGTTTCCAATCAGTTCGCGATTGCTGATCCCAATGATGACGGCAGCTTTACATATCCGTTTGTTGCTCAGAATGGTGAGATTTACATGCAGAGTGTCCGGCTCGGAACGTTGAAATTCGACAGGCTTCTGTCGAACAACAACAAACTTGATATTCGGGGCGATGGCACAAATGCGTACATCAGGATTTTCGTCTAATGGTCAACTGGTATGCGGGCTGGAAGCCTGGTGTCGGACCCGTCATGAAAATCATGAAGTTCGACGGTGATGATCCGCTGGGTGTGGCGAATAACGCATTCAGCCGGTTCTACTTCAATTCTGAAGCAAGCAATCTTTCCTACGTGTTTGGTCATTTCCAATTGCCCCAGACACTAAACAAATCAAACTATCCGGGCAGCTATGATCCGGGTAGTTTCTACGGCCTGCAGACCGGGGCCATGACTGATCAGTGGGTTATGAAAAGCTCATATACCACCGCCGGCGCGAACACATCGCGGTTTGACATTTATGGCCTTATCGGACGAATGCCTGATCCAGAGCACAATTCCGTTCGCGGAAATGAAGTTCATCTCTTCGGATGGAACTGCTCGCATTCTCTATAACTTCAAGCCTAGCACATCCTCAGCCTATTATTTCTCTGTCACGAACTATGGCGTTACTTGCTATTCGTTCGAAACGCAGCCCACCGGCCTTGGTCATCGACGCATACCCAGCCAGTTTGGATATCAAGGATGGTGCATTCGTCCTTCTAACCAGTCAGCGGGCTTTGAAGCCTTTCTGTCGAGGGATTGGGATTTCGCTACGGCGATGATCTGGGATTTGCCATGTAACAACGTGCCAATTCCCACACCGAATGGAACGCCCGCTGCTGGGCAACTTGCCTTTGCCTTGGAACCGACGCGGGCAAAGATGGCACGGCCCGGCTTCAGTGTGGATACCGCCACCGGGCGTCAGCTGATCATGGACAGCAATCGCACGCCGGTTAAGTGTGTGATGATGGGAGAAACTCCAGCCATTCAGCCCGGTACATCGTATTTCGTCGCCAAGCCAGCTTCAATCGACTTCGATCTTTCGCCGTCGATGGTATGTGACACCATCTGCAGTCTGAATGGATGGGGTTTTGTGATACCTCCGGTAAATTTGAACACCGGATTTAATGAAGAGCGCACCGACGCGTTTTACAAGGTAGAACCGGGAGGCATCAGGTTCTCGGTCACAGGAACGCACTCGGTGGCTATCCGCTTTATGCTCTACGCAACTGGTTTGAAGGGCTATTGCCATTCGGGGCGCTCGCTATCAGGCGTCTGCCGAGATTACCGTTCATCCTAAGTTTCTTGATATGATCAAGGAAGGGCGGTGGCTTCGTTGGAACAGTGCGAAGTATGGCGATAGGACGTTTCAGGTTCTCACGCGCCAGCTCGGCGGCATTAATACGGATGGTGCGCGTGACATCTCAATTGCGTTGCAGCAGATAAGCAACGGCGTATTTGATCCAACTGCGTATGAAACTAACCCTCCGAATATCGTGGTGGTTCCTCCGCCTCAGTATCTTGCTGAGGTTCAGAACCTCGACGTTATCCCGATCCTTGTCATCGCTGACGGTGGTAGCCAATTACCCGGTGCGCGGCTGCTTTGGGACACGATTGATGACATTTCTGTCGTTGGCGTCGATATCGAGTATTGGCCTGCCAACGACCCGACACAGGTGTTTAAGCGGTTTGTTACCTGGGATGTTACCAACGTCATCCTTGTTGAAGGCCTGACATCGCTCACCGATTGGTTTGTTCGAACCCGACTTCGTGTTGACAACGGGCGCAATGTTGCATGGTCCACACCTAAGCCTTTCCGCACCTTAAACGCTCAAGGCGATCAGAACCCGATTGATTACGAGGGATTGGCGGACGATCTGAAAGGTTATCTGGGCTGGATTGGTCCGCAGATGCGCGAAATCATCCGTCAGGCTGAGGAGCTCGCAACAACGACATCTGACAACCACAATGCAAATTATTCAGATATCCAGCGCCTAAGCCGTCAGCTTACCAGCACATTCAGCAATGCGCAGGCGAGCTGGCAAGAAGACATTCTTGTCGCAACTGGTCCAAACAGTGCAATTGGTCAGCAGCTCAATCGGATCAATGCGCAGCTCTGGGATAATACCGGCGCCAGCATCGTCCAACTTCTTCAGGCCAGAGTTGATGGCGTTGAAGATGAGGTTGAGGCTCAGACAACGGCAATCACTAGCCTGACGACTGTTGTGAACAATGTCAGCGCGAATGCGACGTTCAGAATGGGGACATCAGTTGCCCCTTCTGGTTGGAATTCTCGTATTGGTATGCAGGTTGAAGGCGGGACGGTTGGCGACTGGAAGAGTGCAGGGCTGTTTCTGGATGCCAATGCATCCGGTGCTCGTGTTGCTCTGATGGCTGCACAGATCGTGTTCTCTAATGGTACCGAGTATATGCGTCCGTTCGTCATTCAGGACGGCGTCATGTATGGCGATGCCTTTGTGATGGATTGGGCGAAGATCCAGAACGTTCAAATTACTTGGGCTCAGATCGGCAGCGCTGTTATTGACAACCTGATTGTTGGAACAAGCAATCTAGACTTCAACGCTGTGACGGCGACGACTGACACGTCGTACAATATCAACACGTCAGTCAATGACGTTACCTTGAGCTCATTCGTGATCAACAGCCCGCAGGGCAACACGATTTTGCTGGATTGGTACATCAATGCGACGCTGACTATCGTCGGTGGTTCAACGCAGTCAACGACCACGATCTCACTCATCAATACCACTACAGGGTCTATCATTCGACAGTTCAGCTATGGTCTCACCACCGGTCAGAGCACAGCTGTATCTATCAACACGGCAGCTATTGATAGCAGTGCTGTTCGTGGGAACAATACCTATCAGGTTAGAAAGACCAACAACCAGACCGGAACGACGTTGAGCGGTTCAGGCTATTTGAAATCGCTCGTCTGGAAACGCTGAACGTCTCAATCAAGCAATCTGACTAACCAGACCGTGCTTTTGCATGGGGAGGCAAATCTATGGCCGTTTTACCTGATTATGTGTCGGGAACGATTACCGTCACACAAGGTGACGTCAACTTTACCGGCACCAATACGCTGTGGCGAACGATGGGATTTCGCGAGGGTGATACTGTTCAATTGCAGGGTTTCACAGCGATCATCAAGGGAACAAGCGAATTCGGCAATCCTATCGACAGCAATGTCGCGGGTCAGTTCGTTGAACCGTGGCCGGGGCAGAGCGGAACCTTCGCGTACCGCATGCGCTTTTTGCCAGATGGTGCGAGGTTTGCAGGCAAGTCTACAAACCTTATCGAGCTTCTGGGCAACGGCGTCCTGACAAACCTCGCTGAACTTGGCGTGGAGGAAGGCAAAACGCCAGTCGGCAACGCATCCGGGCAATACGAGCTGAAGCCAACATCAGGCTTCGGACTACAGGACCCTAACGGAAGCCTTGGCAAGCTTGCGGCGCTGACCTTAGCGGCCAATAAAATCATCCGTACCAACACGGCGGGGAATGCATCACAAGGCGACATCACAAATGCTGCTGCCGCTTGGCTTGCTCTTGCTGGTGCGGCAAACAAGCTGCCGTTCTTTGACGGTGCAAATAGTGCTGCTTTGACAGATTTGACAGCGTTCGCCCGAACAATCCTCGCAACAGCAAGCGGGGCTGCGATGTGGACGGCTTTAGGCGGTACACAGTCTTTGACTGCAACTGGTTGGGTAAAGTTTCCGAACGGCTTCATTATTCAATGGGGGAGAAACTATGCCGCGGATGGTGACAGAGCCATCACGTTTCCTATCGCGTTCCCTACTCGTGCAGCCGCTAAGTTTGCGATAGCGGAACTGACTTATACGCCGACAAGCACACGCGTTACTACTATTGATAGTGCCGACAATCTTAATTCAATCTCTGTTCGTATTCGAGTTGTTAGTAACGGCGGAACGGTTTCTGTTCCCGCAGATGCAACAATAACTTGGTTCGCGTTAGGATATTAACATGGCTGTTTTCGCAACAATTGATGAGAATGGTTTTCCGACCGGCTTCTATTCCGAAGATGTTCATGGTCTGCGCAAGTTGCCAATATTTGGGCCAAAGCCGGATGTAACTGAGGAAGAAACTAACCCTGTTGCACCCGTTGTAGGTGAAAAAGATAACCCGGATTGCCAAATCCCGGTGTGGGCTATCGAGATCACAAACGAGCAATATACTGATCTTGTAACCAATCAGCCTTTCCGCAAATGGGATGGATCGAAGGTGGTTGAACACACGCCGCCAACCCCTGAACCTGAACCGATTGTCACTATCCTGCCCGCCATCACTCTATGGGAGAGGTTGACGGAAGATGAAGCTGATCAGGTGAATGAGGCCATGGCAACGCAGCCAGTGCGCACACAGCGCATATTTACTACAGCCAACACCTTCCGCTCAGATCACGAGCTTTGGCCTCTGTTGCAGCAAATGGCGACCGAGTTGTTTGGAGCGGAAAGGGCGGCTGAGTTGCTGGCACCGTAAACCACCCACCGGAACCAACCGCCCCACTTGAGGCGTATTTCACACCCTGCGCCATATCCAAAAGCAGAGAGCAAGAGCAAGTAGCGCTGTAATCGCCAGCAGCGCGATGTTGTCTTCCATAACGTCAATCAGAAACATTCGCCCCTCCCTTTGTCGCGCTGAGTATAACGAACGAATGTGAAAGAAAAACCCCGGACGACGGTAGGTCAAATCCGGGGCTACACCTCCGGCAACTATGACGGGCGGCCTTTGGTGCAAAGTCATATTCTCAGAACAAAACTGAAAAGAAAAGCCCCGACCGGTTGTGTGCGATCGGGGCCATGCGAGCCATCCGATTGCGTCGTTAAGGTTGGCTCGCGCCAGTCGAGTTTACACTCACCGCAGATTGAAGAAAACCCCGGCAGGCGGGCAGCCATGAACCGGGGTTACTCACGTTACATTCAAGCGGGGGCTGTGATGCCGTGAATGGAATAAGAATTAGCGCGCATCTTAGCAGCGTCAAGAGTTCGAAATAAAAAGCCCCAGCTCGTGGGTATCTTTAACGAGCCGGGGCCGTGCGTACAGCCTGTCTGCGGTGACGTCGATACGCATCAGTATCTTCTCATAAATGCGTGCCAATGCAATGAACGGTAGCGTACAGAGAGGTGATAGTTTCAATCTCGCTGTACCCACAAAATCACGAGACATAATAGGCCGAACCCTGCCATCGATATTGCCAAAGCCATATTGATAACGCTGATCCAGTCCATGATCCCCTCCTGATACAAAAGACGATGCTACAGTTTGTAGTTGAAGTGCACAAGTCGTGCAACGAACTGAGCAGAAGCTGCGAGTTCATCACCGGTCAATAAAAAAGCCCCGACGAGACGGATCAAGTCGGAGCTTTGCGCTCAGCAGTATTTGGCAGACCGTCTTTGCGCCACCTCATCATCTCATAAATCCACGCCTAATCAATGTACAACACCGTACAGAAGGGCGTGTTCTCAGCCGAAAGGAAACCACCTTGAATATGCACCTTGGCGATACCCGCCTCTTGATTGAGGCAGGTCGAGAGCGTGGACTATTGCGCAATCAAATGGCGTATGTGCTGGCAACGGCTTACACGAGACCGCGCACACGATGAAGCCGATCCGGGAAAAGGGCGGTGAGAAGTATCTTCGAGCAAAGAAATATTACCCATTCGTTGGGATGGGGTATGTCCAAATCACTTGGGAACATAACTATGAACGGGCCTCTCGCGAATTGTGCGAGAAGGCTAGCACCCATATGTGCGTCGATTTCGTTGGTAATCCTAAGTTGCTTCTTGAACCGAAGTACGCTGCACCAATCATCATTGCGGGCATGGTCGAAGGCTGGTTCACCGGCAAGAAGCTATCGGATTAAATCACCCTGCAGAAGTCCGATTTCAAGAATGCTCGCCGGATCGTCAATGGCACTGACAAGGCCGAACTGATCGCCGGCTATGCCAAGGATTATGACAAGGCGCTGCTGTCGGAAGGCTACGGTGTTGACCAGGTGGTTACTGCACCGGCTGTTGACGTCGTTCCTGCACCCGTCGAAGAAAAGCCTATCTCCAAATCATCGCGGTTCTGGTCATGGATCGGCAGCGGCGGCGCAGGTGCTGCAATCCCGTTTGTTGATTGGCGCGCCCAGATGGTGCTCGTCGTGTTCGTTCTTGCACTCACCGCATATGCAATCTTCACAATGCCACAGGCCAAGGCCAAGCTTGAGAAGCTGGTGGACGCTCTATGAGCGTCATATGGGCCTTAATCCCGAAGTGGATGAAATACTCGTTGGCTGCCTTGGTGGCGGCTTTTTTGTTGCCGGCAGCTGGGTATGTGGCCGGGAAACGTGATGGCCGCTCCAACGTCGAAGCCAAAATCGAAAGACAGAACAATGAAGCGACTGACAAAGCCCTTGGCGCTGTGCTCGATTATGATGAGTGCATTGATGCTGGCGGGGTGTGGACTTTCAGGACCGGCAAATGTGAGCGGCGTCCGTAGCCTGCTCGGCACTGACCTGCTCGGCGCTCGTGGAGCAACAGATGCGGATCAACGCAAGATCGACCGGACAATAGTGCGCGGCTGTGCTGGTGGCGTCTGGTCGAAAGATGAATGCGCAAAGCATGATGAGAAACGCGTGGCGGCTTTTAATGGGTGAAGATATCAAATGGCTGATCGGAACGGCGATCACGCTAAGCCTTTCTTTTTGGCGGGGCACTTCTGACGGCCTTTCGCTCATTGTCAGCATCAATCAAATCAGGGGACGATCAGTTGCACGAGCGTGTGAACCGCGTGCGCGACGAATATGTTCGCCGCGTCGATCTTGACGATCATGTCAGGCAATTACGAGATGGAATGAAAGAAATGCGCGATGAAACCCGCGAAGGCTTGAAAGAGACGAACAAGCGTCTCGATCAAGTACTCGCCGTTTTGGCGCAGGATAAGAAGTGAAAAGCCCCGCCGAAGCAGGGCAATTCGTTATGCTGCCTGCGGAGCCGGAAGCAGCTTCGGAAGGTATTGAAGGGCTTCGTTGTCGCGACCTTGGAAATAGCTCATTGCCCGGTTTGGCAACCATTCCGAACGGAAGTGGTTACGCCATGCAGCCAAAAGAGTTTCCGGATAAGCCTTCGCTTGCACGCGTCTGCCATCTTCATACACGTGCCAGTACTTGGGGAGTGCATCCGTATCTACGCCCTGATCCCTCAACCATTTGCAGAACATTCGACCGTGAGAGATATCTGGCACCATACTCTCGGGCAAGGTGTATCCCATGGCCTCCATAGGAGCGATGAGTGCCATAGTCAGTTCCGTTAGTATGGAAAAATGGCCGACAGGGACGTTCTGCTGATTGGCTACATAGCGGCGAAGATGGTAGGGCATCTCTGCTTTTCGCGGAGCGCCTTTCCCTGACATCCAGTCGTAAACCCACTTGCTTACCTTAACAGCGAAAGCGGCTGAGAGCCATTGTGCCAAGTGGATGGCAACTTGTGGATGAACCCACGTGCCTTGCATTCGGGGATCGCCGCCTCTAATTGATTGGACTAGCTCCGTTATCGGAATTCCGATATCGATTGAGAGCGCAGCAAGAAAGTCAGTAGTATTGCGATTTTCGCGATAGTGGCCAAAGAGCTTATTTGCCGCTTGGCACATCGCCGTGGCGTTAATGTAGCCATCCTTCGGGCGCTGGTAGATGATTGCTCCCTCGGCTTCGTGAGGGATTAAGTCAAAATGCTGTTGCATAAGGATATAATACTTTCTTTATATCAATATGCGGTTGGGGGACGATTGTCCCTTGACAAGATGGGCGTAATACCTATTTAAAGCCCATGTGATCACATACCAACCGCAAAGTTTGGTTTCTGGCCCGGAGAGTGTTAGAGCACTAACCGGGCCGCTCTGTTTCTGCACAAAGTACAGATTTTCCCTAGGTGGGGTCGCAAAACCTCACGTTCAATAGTCGGAAGACAAATTTTAAGGGAAAAGTAGGGAATAATACTACCCTACACCTTTAATATACCACGAATTACTCAAAAAGTCAAATTATGGCCCGTTTTACTCGTCCGGGTCTGTTCCCCTGCGACTTTACTTCACGGCCTAACATGCTTTTGAGAGTTATTGCTCCGGGGCACAAAACATTCTACAGAAAGGAATGCTTCAAGTCGTTCTAATAGGTTTAATCGTGGGTTCAGCTATCGATAACATTAAGGTGGACGAGGCCCTTCTTTCTGAGCACAGGATGGCTGACGCAGATGTCCTTGCAAGTTTGCATCGCAATGGAAACTGTCCTTCGGTTGTTCGAACAATCGATCTTCGTTTTGTTGGTGTTGAGCCAAGGGTGACGGCGCTTACTTCCAATGCTTCAGGTTTAGGTTTCACGTTTATGCAAACCGTCGATATGGAAGACGGTGAGGTAGCGGTAGACTTCTCGATTGAAGCCGATACGCATCCGACGACAATCGATAATTTGACGCTGAAAGCTCTGAAAATCGAACAGTATTACAGTGTGCGCTATGATGGATGGGGTACCGTCGCGACGAAGTGCTAATTGGATATTTCTGCTATTCTGAGCATAGATTTGATATGATTTCCTCTCCGTGGACCCGCGCTGCCTTTTAGCCTTTTCGTTAGCGTAAATATTTCATATGAAATATTGTTCAGTCTCTTTTGCGGTGTCGAACGAAGCTGCATTTGAAAATGAAAAATACCGCACCAAAGATACACACCACTCCAGAAAAAACCAAAATCGTTAGGCGGAAATAAAACTGCTTCGCATTATCGTTTAAGTTCACATTGAAACCGTCACCAAATCGCGAAGGAACGTGTATATCTCCTGTCTGGAGGGCAAGATACGTGTTACATAAAATCAGCAAGCCACACACGGCTAGGATAGCCGCACAAAGAATGTCAGCCCAGCGTTTTTCGGGCAGTAAGCTACCAGGGGGCGGCATTAAAAGCTTGGCTATCACGAAGCCCGAAACGACAAGTGCACCCGCTAAGCCGGTGCGACCATGCAGGTTTTCAACGTAGGCACCACCAGCGATTAAGATGGCTGCTATGGGAGCGCCAATAAGGTACTTCAATCTAGATGGCTTGTTCGTCAAAGCATTTTCCTAGCGCTGGCGCTCAGCTGCGTAAAGATTTCAAAGGTGCGGCGACCGGTCAAGTGCAAAGAACTGCATATTATGGCAGTTGTTCGGAGACGCGCTTTGTCATAAAGCCTATCCATGATTACAATTTCTTGGTGGGCGGCAATTATTATTTACATGTCGATATATTGGCCGGTTACGATATTGGTAGCTGGTGCAATTGTCGCGACCGCCTTCATGGCAACAAATAGCGTTGGCTGGCGGTTGGCTTGGTCCGCGTTGGCTATCCTAATTGTTGCGCCGGTGATCTGGTTTTTCACGATTGTATAAAGAAAAAGCCCCGGCACGTCTCCCAACGTCACGGGGCTGCGCACGTGGGCATGACCCGAATTCCTCCACGCGGCGCGGTAATATTTTATCAAAATGAATTTTCGTTGAAAAGTGTGTTTTTCCGTCCGGATGGCTAATACCGGTCTGTCTTATGGATCAGCGGCGCTTTCTTCGATTTCGCCATTCTTCCAATGTGCTTCCTCCATAGGCGATATCAGGATCACCCGACTCGGAAGGCTTTAGGTCATCGACAGAAGGATAGACCCGAAAAATTCTTCCGGTACCATCTTGCATCTCAATAGGTACGCCATGTCGTTTTGCAGTCTTGGCCATTCTATCGAGGTCGCTTTGGAGCAGCCCGCCTTCTCTTGATGCTCTCATTGCCGTGAACTACCCTTTTGGCGGTTTGCGCAAGTTCGCCAGTTTCAATCGCTTCAGCGGATCAAGTCGCTCGACGGGCTTCATTTGGGGCTCAGTCAATGGCAGGGCATCCACCGTTGCTTCTGCCTCAAAGGCTTCGACTGCACTCTGCTTTATACGATACAATTTGCCTCCCAATCGAAAGGCATCCAACTGGCCTGTTTTGATCAGGTTTCGTACATGCTTCTCAGAGCATTCCCAGCGCTTGGCCAATGTGGCCGGTGTGAACAAGGCTTCCATGCATCCTCCACCTGGTTACGGTCTGGATAAGCCGTGGTTATTGTAAGCCTTTGTTTTCCAACGATCCACCCCTAGCAAACGCTAAGTTTTTGCCATGTCAAAATGAAATTATCTCTCGATTATCTGCAACATGGCCGTGACGGTCACGTTACGTCACGTGACACGAAACGTTTCTGAAACGGTTCCGCGTCTGAAAAGCGTCTCATTCAGACGGCTTAAGGGTCGGGCTGGTGAGTGAACTTACAGCTCTGTGAGTATCAAGTTCTATTTGTGAGTATTTGGTGAGTAGAAATCACAAGCAGGCGGTGAAGGGGCGCTAAGTGCTTGATTTTATGGTGCCGCTTAGCAGACTCGAACTGCTGACCCCATCATTACGAATTAGGTTTGTCGTATTTCTTTAAATTTCCTGAAGTTTCATATCTATATGAAAAATAATGATAAAATTCGTTATTTCGCCTGCCCTGTTTCTTTCTGTTTCTGCCTGTAATATGGTTTGGTGGCTACCCGGTGGCTACTGAAAACAAATTGATAAGGTCGGCTATGCCTGTAATTCGTATCAACCAAAAGAACGTTAACTCCATTGTCACACCTGCAAAGAATACGTTCTACTTTGATGACAAGCTAGTTGGCTTCGGTTTGAAGATCACTCCTACAGGGGCCCGATCTTGGTTCGTTGAATATCGCCCAGGAGCAGGCGGCCGATCTGTAACGAAAAAACGTATGCGCATCGGTGGAATGGAACTGTCTCCCGATCAGGCAAGGACCGCTGCGGACAGGCTACTGTCTTCGGTTTCGCTCGGCAGTGACCCTGCAGCTGATCGTGCAGGGGAACGGGCAGCGATAACGATGAATGATCTGATCGACGAGTTCATGGAGCGACACGTCGAAAAGAAAAGGAAGCCAAATAGCATCGCTGACTACAGGAGTGTCTTTGAAACGCACGTTCGTCCGGCGATTGGAAACAAAGCCGCTATTAAAATAGCGCGATCGGACATTTCCAAGATGCACGACAAAGCATCCTTAAAAAAGGAGGGAGAGCGGCGAACAGGTGGTGATTATGTCGCCAATAAAGCCCTTGCCATCACGTCTTCATTGTTTGGGTGGGCATCTACCGTTGGCCTAGTTCCCGATGGTTTTAATCCAGCTGCGAAGATTGAGAAGTTCAAAGAGGAGTCGCGAGAACGTTTTTTGTCTGGCGATGAACTGGAGCGGCTTGGCGTAGCCCTGATTGAGGCTGAGACCAGTGGCATCCCTTACAATGTGACCGGGGACAATGAGAAGAGCCGTCACCGAAAGGGTGAGCACACACGGCATATTGTCTATAGTGCGCATATAACAGGAGCGATCCGCCTACTGCTGCTTACGGGTTGTCGGCTCCGCGAAATCCTGCATGTGCGCTGGTCGGAGGTCGATTTCGAGCGTGGCTTGCTGTTCTTGCCTGATTCAAAAACGGGTAAAAAAACGGTCGTTCTTTCTGAGGCCGCGATTGAAGTTCTTCAATCCATCCCTCGTGTCGGCGTTTACGTTGTGGCGAGTGAAAGCGCGGGCACGAAAGATGAAAAGCCGCGCCATGACATTAAAAAACCTTGGGCGACAATTTCAGAAAGAGCTGATCTGAAAGGATTGCGGATACACGATCTTCGGCACACCTTTGCCTCTGTTGGCGCTGGAGGAGGGCTGGGCCTGCCTGTAATCGGAAAGCTATTGGGGCATTCACAGGCGTCAACGACGCAACGCTATGCGCACCTTGACGTCAATCCGGTTCGGCGGGCAGCCGATCTTATCGCGGACAATATCGCCGAAAAACTTCGGAAGAAGCATTGAGTTTCTTTTTTTTCTACAAAGTTTGATTTTTTTCACATCGAGGTGTTGACCGATCTGTCACTCCCGCCACAATGCAAATTGTCAGCCCACCAAGCTGATGCACAACCACACGAGGAGATAAAATGAGTAAGAACATTCGCGTTAAAGAAGCTGCCGATTATCTTGGCCTATCGAAGTCAACACTAGACAAGTTCAGGCATTTCGGAACAGGGCCTCGGTTCTTCAAGCTGGGCCGCTCGGTCATTTACGATGTGGATGACTTGGACGCATGGCGCAATGAGCGCGCTGCAACATCTACTTGGCAAGCGGCGAACCAGAATTCTGCAGCGAGGGTGGCAGCATGAATCCGCGTCGCGTAGAATTCCTGCGGGATAAGGCCATGGTTTATGCCATCGCTGAAATTCAAAATCGCAAATCTGATCGCAAGCCTATGTCGGACATGATTGGAATGATCGATGTCCTGAAATCAGAAGTGCGGCCGGAATACTTGGCATTGCTTGTTTTCCAGTTTGAGCAGGAAACTGGAAATGTCGTCGATATTTTCCCCGAATGGGATGAAAGCGACGAACACACCGAGGGCGATATCGAGTACGGTGCCCGATTTGATACATCGCTGGCGGAATTCCGTGCATCATACATTCGCAGCAAAGAGCTTGCGGAAGCTGGCGCATTCAACGGAAGTAATGTGATCGATTTTGCCGCCTATAAGCGGCGACGTGAACTAGCCGCTTAATTTCCCTACCACCACCAACCACAACCACCATGCGCGATCCGCGCCACGGATTCGCGCGCCTATACGAGGAGAATTTTATGAACCAGCAAGCGCCTTATCATCCTGAGTTGCAATGTTTCGTTTCCAGAATTGGTTACGATTTTAGCGTGCATGTGGGCCAAGTCTTGATGAGTGATGGCGGATGTACCGACATGTCGGGGTGCATTGAATTTTTCAAAAGGATTGATTCAGAGGTCAACACCATCCGGACGTATTCTGACAGCGAGCCAGACACTCTGTACTTCGTCCGCAACGGAGAATGGCACGCTGTGCAAGGTGGGGCAGAATGATGAATCTGAAAATCATATCGATACGGCCGGTCCCGAAAGGGTCCGGCAAGACCATCGCACGCTTTGATCTGGAATTGGATGGCAGCATGCGGGTCTACGGCCTCGTACTTCGAGAGTACCCAGACGGCGTTAGAACCATTGCTGGTCCTCAAAGTGAAGGCCGTCGCTTTGCAACGTTCATTCCAGAAGTCGCAGAGAAAATCACCAAGTTAGCTTCCAACGCTTATGAGGGCACAAATGCCTATGTCAGCATCGCTTCCTAAGGCAATCGAGCATGATCCCATGCTCGACGTAGCGCTTTATTACCACGAAAAAGAAATTCCAGTTTTTCCTTGCCGGGCATGTGAAGGCGAGGAATTTGATCGGCGCACTGGTGAGTTCATCTCAATCGGCGCAAAAACGCCGCTTACATCCAATGGCTTCAAAGGTGCAACGTTAAACGAACGCATTGTTCGCGGTTTCTGGGAGCGAAACCCATCCGCGATTGTCGGCATTCCGACTGGCGAAAAGCTCGGCGCCTGGGTACTTGACGTCGATATTCATCAGGACGAGCACGGCAACACGATCGACGGTTTTGCTGCCCTCTCAGCTCTTGAGCAGAAATACGGCCCACTTCCAAAAACAGCCACTGTTCGCACAGCAGGCGGCGGAGAACATCGATATTTCAGCCATGTTGCCGGCGTTCGCAATCGCGGTGCTCTCGGCGCTGGTCTCGATGTGCGAGGTGAGGGCGGCTATGTAATCGCCGCGGGAAGCGTGCTGAGCGACGGCCGCTCGTACACTTGGGTTGATCATGATAGCGACGGCTTGCCCGATATTGCGGACGCGCCAGACTGGTTGCTGGAGCTCGTTCTGCCGCGTTCGTACGAAAGCGCTTACACTGCGCCTCAATCAATATCGGGTCAAATCAATGACCGATACGTGGAACGGGCCGTCGAGCTCGAACTTGCTGAGACCGCATCAATTTCCATGGGCGCAGGTCGAAACAAGGGGCTTAACAGGGCTGCGTTTTCCCTTGGCACATTTGTTGGCGCTGGTGCGTTAGATGAATCGGAAGCCTATGCTTTGCTGCAGGACGTCGCTCGTAGTTGGGGCCGTGACATTCCAAAAAGCTTTCAGACAATCAAAAACGGCATCAATGCAGGGAAGCTGAATCCCCGACATATCCCCGAAGCCACCGTTCATAACAACGACAACACGCCGCTCATGGACACCTCGCGATTGATTGCGAAGGGACTGGCAAAAAAAGTGGCCGAACCCGCTGAAACTGAAGAAGCTCAAAGTGTTGAACCGCTTGACATTTTTGCCGAGGCCAAGAGCCCATCTATGCCGATAGGTGTATTCCCTTCGGTTATTGAAAAGTTTGCTGTCGCGCGCGCAGAACAAATGGGTGTCGATCCGGGCGGACTTGCTATGGCAGCGCTTACTGTCTGCGCCGCAGCCATTCCAGACAACATCACTTTGAAAATGAAGCGCCATGAAAGCTGGAAGGAAAGCGCTCGCATCTGGACAATGGTTGTAGGCGATCCATCAACGCGGAAATCTCCGCTGATAAGAGCCGCGAGTGCGGCGCTCATGGCAATCGAATCCGAGTTGCAGCGTGACTACCGCGATGCAATGCGGGAATGGCTAGCGCTGGACAAGGATTCTAAAAAGGGCAAGTCCGAACCAATCGCCAAGCGCGTCTCTACAGAAGATGGTTCGACCGAAAAGGTCGGGGAAATCCTGTCCAATAACGAAGCAGGCCTTGCCCTGATTGATGACGAGTTGTCGGGCTGGTTCGCACGGATGGAAAAATATGCTGGGTCCAAAGGTGGCGCAGCTGATCGTGCTTTTTGGCTGAAATCGTTTGGCGGCGGCCATCATATCGTTGACCGCGTTGGGCGCGGTACGATCTGGATTCCAAATATCTCGATCACGCTTTTGGGGGGTATCCAGCCCGATCCCTTGCGGAAAATTGCCAAGGATTTGACCGACGATGGCCTACTGCAGCGCATGTTTTGCATAATGCTGGAAACTGGCGGAGATGATCGCGACGAACCTGCCACTTTGGATGAAAGTGTTTATGGGCATCTTGTCCGAAAGCTGTATCACCTTCGGACGTCCATGGCGGCAGGCTGGTGTTTCCGATTTTCTGATAAAGCACAAACATTTCGCAACGACTTGGCGCGGGAACATCGCCAGATGGAGAAACTATGGGAGCGGATCAATCGGCGCCTTGCTACGCACATCGGGAAGTTCGACGGTCTTTTTGGTCGGCTTTGCGTCTTGCTGCATGTAATCAAGAATATAGACGGTGAACTTCCGAAGGAAGTAGATCTGGAGACGGCGATGCAGGCCAGAACATTGTTGCATGACTATCTTTTGAAGCACGCAATTGCGCTGCATTTCAACGTTCTCGGAGCAACCGATATGCATGCTGCGATGGTTGATGCAGCCGGCTCCATTCTGACGAATGAAGCGCTGCACGATGTTATTTCAGCTCGTCTTCTGAATCGTCATGGAACCGCGACCCTCCGTGGGATGGATGTTCCAGACCTTGAGCGGCTAATGCAACAGTTAGATGCATATAGCTGGATTGAGCCTTTGCCGATGGGACGAACGGAGCGCGCACCGAAGTATCAGGTCAATCCTCTTGTGCATGAAAGGTTTAAGGGGCTGACGGCGAAGATTGCGTCGGACCGTCGGCGAGTGCGAGAGGCTATGAGAAGATTCCAGAAAACTTAAATGTCGCGACTTGTCGCAATGTGACAGCATGTGACAAACAACGATGTTTGTCACGTTTGTCACGTACACGCAGGAAAGAATATTTTTTATATCTCTTTCTTATTATTTGGGGTTGGTTTTGCGGATTTATACGCGCGTGTGTACGTGACAACCCGCGACAAACTTTCAGCATCATAAAAACCTCAAGTAAACCACCACCACCGGCCCACCAAGCCAACCAACACGAGGAAGACAAATGACGAACATTGAGAAAAACATCGCCGCAGGTCTGATCGGAGTTTCAGACTTCGAGCAACTGGAACTGCGCACCGCCACAGAAAAATGGTCAAAAGACAAAGACCGCCCAACGGTCGAATTCCAGAACCTCGCTGAGATGGCCTTCATCAAGGGCAGTCCGTTGAACGACCTCCCTTGCGGTCCTTCCTTCAGTACGGCTGCAAATTCCAAAGCTTGGATCAGTGCAGCACTCTTGGGGGCAATGTATCAAATTCGGGCTGCATATCATCGCCGGAATAACGATACCGCAACGCTTGATCGTATGCGCATGATGCGGGACGAGATTGCGCGCCTGACAATATCAGCCCGTGCAGCTTGGCGTGCGTCCGACATGAAGGTGCCATTCCGAGAGCCACTTCGTTTTAAAACGAGTGCCTACACACCCGAGCCGGTTGAAGGTGAGGTTCGGCAGCCAACAACGACTGGTCGTCGCATGAGCTGGGATCAGTTCGAAAAGCTGACAGGACGCAAGCGTCCAGGATCGGAGGCGTCAGTATGACTGAACGAGCATACACAGTTTCGGAATTAGACGCGCTTCGTTCTGCGGTTGAATATAAGTGGCTGTTTGGCAGCTACACACCGCAAAGGCATGAAAGTGGCATAACGTTTGGTCGCTCTTACAAGGAAAGTGAGAAAGCAGCATGTGTTGAGGAGTTGGTGCGCACTCACATGATGGCTGGTCATATCGCTGAAGACCTCTATGCCTCGGAGGTATCCGCATGAAGGCTGACAACGACAACGCTCCTATTTTCGAACACACAGGCGCACCCACTAATATTTTTGCCGTGCCTGCAACTCCTGTCAGCAACCCCTATCGTACGAATGTAAAATGGCTACGTGATCAATCAGGAAATCTCATTCGCGACGAGGATGGGTTGCCAGTGCGGGAACCTCGCAAGGTGACGCGCAGGGCATCTGTCGTTGATCCTCGCAAGGAAGCTTGGATCGCTTTGATTGCCGGAACGGATAACAAATACAAAATTGCAAAAACGCTATTGGAGGGGAAAGTTATGCCGGAACATACGCCAGCAGAACGCGCATTGATGCAGGCCAAGGCGGAGCACGCACGGGCACTTCGCGACGGTCAGATTATTGCTGCTGTTGAGCGTATCAACAAGCGGCATGCACATCTCGCTGAATCTGCTGCAAATGATAATTTGCAAGGATGGGAACTCCTACGTCAGCTTCGCCGGGAGAAACGCCACGATGATGTGGAAGCCGTCGAGTTTTACCGTGGCTTGTGCAGCTTGATAGCGTCGCAACCTTTGCGGGGCATCGATTATGGGTATGATGCCAGTGCGGTGAAGGAGTACGCATCCGATACGATGACCACCGACGACATCGACGACGCTGCTGCCAAGAACTGGCCAACGAATTTCATCCCGGGTGGCGAAATACGATACGGGAGTGTGCGAAAGCGCAGTAGGTCCGATCTTGATTGGGTACATCAACCGAAACGCGCCATGGCTGCCGACGACGACACCAAGGCCAAAGAACGGCCTTTTGCTGTGAAGTTCAACGAGAACATCATGATTGCAAAGATTGATATGCGCCCCATTCTGGTGGAGTTGCGTGCGGCCTTGGGTGTAGGTCTGGCGCCGTTCGAAGATGCGGTTCTCGGTGGGAAAACATTGACCGAGATCGGCGAAGCTCGTGGCTTCAACGGCAAACAAGCGTCTGCGGCTGGGAAGGCGTTGATCAATGCTGCAATCAATGGGCTGCGGGAAACGTGGGATCGCATCAAGAGCCGACAGCGTAAGGAAGCACGCCAGGCCATCACGAACATTAATCGAGCCAAAGCTCGTCTCGAACGACAGAAGCTCCGCCTCGCTGCGTGAGGTGTACCTCAAACCCTCTCCCATTCGTAATGGGGAGAAGAGAATAACAAAACTAAGCCCGGTCATTGCGCCGGGCTTTCTCTATTTCTGAGATCGTCGCGGGTTGCTCACGACCCGCGACGGTACGCTGCTGGGAGTTGTCTCCTCCTCCTCTGCTAGCAGCAAAGAGCCGGTGCAGCGCGATGGTCCGCGCTCCCGGCTACTTATTCTCAGGGTGTAGCTTAGCATGGCCTAAAGCCCCGGCCTTGGGAGCCGGTATCGCAGGTTCAAATCCTGTCACCTTGACCAGTTTTAGCAGGATAGAGCAGCCCGGTAGCTCGTCAGGCTCATAACCTGAAGGTCAGTGGTTCAAGTCCACTTCCTGCAACCAAACAGCGGCCAGATCAAACGGTCGGAAGCCTATTAAGCGACGGGCTCCGGACGCTGGTTCGCTACTTCAATACCAAGTGTCTTTTCAGCGTCTTTCAGATGATCGGTAACATCATTTGCTTCTGGCTCATTCCAAATACTGTCTCTCAATGTGATGAAGCATCCATTTACGTGAGATTGTTTCGACATAAGTCTCAACACGCAGGAATGAGGAATGATGATGGCGCGACTAACTTTGTAGTCCTTGTTGAATAGAACAGCTGCCAGATAATCGAAATTAACCTGTTCAATATTGCGCATGGTGCCCAGTCGACGCTCGCTCGCTGATCCATTCACGATACGTCTAGATTTTATTTGAAACTTATCGCCAGCGTGATTGAGTGCATCGTATCCAGCTTTTGAATTTGTTTCTAATGTCCAGTCGAATGCTAGTGAGAACAGGAACTCTGCGTAATCCCCTGTTGGATTATTAGAGCTTCGTGTTGCTTGCCTGCTCTTCAGTTCATCGAGCACAAGCGAATGGCAGTTCAACAAATCTGCTATCGATAGGTTCTTCAGTTCGATCATCACACTTCCCCCAAATGTTTCCCACCCACTTAACAGCGTGTCTTAATTGCCGGCTTCGTCAGTTGCAACTGTGCTTCGACCATTAGGAGAAGATCATGGACTCACGGTTAGAAGATCTGCAGCGTCGCATTGACGCCAGCGTAAAGAGGCTCGGCGTACGAGCGAATTTTGAGCGAGCAGTAGAGGAAACATCGCGAGTAGATGCTTTCTTGAATAGAGGCAGGCTTGCAGCGCAGGCCAAAGCCAGTCAGGAACTACGGCAAGCTCGTCTGCTTGCGACATGCATCGCTGATGAGTTCGAGAGACGAGGTTTGTCAATAAATGCTCGACCAGCGCACTGATGCGGCCCGCGCGTACCACAAGCTATATAAGACGGCGCGATGGAAACGGATACGGGAAGCTCAGCTGCAAATGCAGCCGCTCTGCGAATATTGCCTACAGTCTGAAGTGATCGAACCGGCGACGGTGGTTCACCACTCTGAAGGCGGGCATAAGGGCAACGAAAAAAAGTTCTGGAACGGCCCGTTCGCTTCGCTTTGCAAGGCCTGTCACGACCGTGACGGCCAGCGTGAAGATCTTGGTCAAACCATCATCAGATTCGACACATCTGGGTGGCCGATCGGGTGATCAACACCCCCGGGGGGTGGTCGCCGACCGAAAGGGGCGATCCTGCTGGGTATCGGCGTCGGGCAAGAACGCACGCAAAACCAATTGAAAATATGACCCTGATTTTCGCCGGAGCGCTGCTCGACGGCTGGCTACATTTTACACAGAACCTGTGAGGATTCAATGGCACGACCGCGGAATCCCCTCGCCAAAGCGAAGGCGGAGGGGAGAGATAAAACACATCCCACCCGCTTCAAAGATCGCAAGGACGTTAAAGCTGATGGCCCGCTCGGTAATCCTCCCACCTGGTTGAAGGATACTCCAGAGAGTAAAGCCAAGGCGGCTTGGAAGCTGTTTGAAAAAGAACTGCCGTGGCTGAACCAGTCACACCGCACGCTGGTCGGAATGGCTGCCAATATTCAGGGCCGCATCATGGCTGGTGAGGATGTTGGCGTTCAAAAAATGAACTTGCTTCGTCAGATGCTTGGCCAGATGGGTGCAACGCCTGCGGACGCATCGAAAGTTGCAATACCTGACGACGGTGATGAAAAGGACGATCTTGTAGATGAGTGATACACCTGCGCTTGAGCGTGTGAGCGCTTACGCGCAAGCTGTCCTTGACGGCACCGAGATTGCGGGACCGCATGTCCGAAACGCCTGCCAACGACATTTCGATGATCTGGCGACAGCGCATGAACGCGGGATTTACTGGAACGATGCGAAAGCTCACCGTGCCATGCGGTTCTTCGAAGAGCGGCTGAAGCTTAACGATGGCCAGTTTGATGGGAAGCCGTTCAAGCTGCATCCATCGCAGGCTTTCAAACTCGGTTCGCTGTTCGGCTGGGAGCGCGAGAACGGAAAACGCCGATTTCGTCGTGCTTACATCGAGGAAGGCAAGGGAAACGGCAAATCACCGTTCGCGGGCGGTCTTGGCTTGTTTGGCTTGATGGCCGATGGCGAGGCAGGTTCTCAGGTCTACGCTGCGGGTGCGAAGAAAGAGCAAGCACAAATCCTATTTCAAGACGCTGTGAAAATGGCCCGTGCGGCACCTAAGCTTGCGGGACGTCTGAAGTTCAGCGGCGGGATCGGCAAAGAGTTCAATATCGCTTTCCACGAAAAGCAATCGTTCTTCCGACCGATATCGAAAGACGCCGGCAAAACAGGTTCAGGTCCACGACCTCATTTCGCTCTGCTCGATGAACTGCATGAACATCCTGATCGTTCAGTCGGTGAGATGCTGGAGCGTGGTTTTAAGTTTCGCCAGCAACCACTGCTTTTCATGATCACAAACTCGGGCAGTGACCGCAATTCCTTTTGCTGGGAAGAGCATGAACATGCCGTTCGCGTGGTTGCGGGCACGAAGACGCCAGATGATGATTTCATCTATGTAGGCGAAGTCATCGACGATACAACGTTTGCGTACGTTTGTGCGCTCGATAAAGACGATGACCCGCTCGAAGATCCGACTTGCTGGAAAAAAGCTAACCCGCTTCTCGGTACGATCTTGACTGAAGAATACTTGGCCGAGGTGGTGGCGCAGGCGAAGCAAATCCCCGGCAAGCTGAACGGGATTTTGCGCTTGCATTTCTGCGTGTGGACATCAGCTGATAAGGCCTGGATGCCGCGTGATACTGTTGAAGCCGTCATGGACGATTTCGAGCCGATCGATGAACACGCCGGAAAGCAGCTATTTTTATCGGTAGATCTTTCAGCCGCTCGAGACATGACAGCATTGGCGTGCGCGGTCAAAACCGGCACAAAGTCGATGGACCGTGAGGATGGCTCAACGATCGAACTGCCTACCTTCGATATGTGGATCGAAGCCTGGACGCCTGCAGATACTTTAAAAGCTCGAGCTCTTGCTGATAAAGCTCCTTACGATGTCTGGGTTGATCAAGGCTGGCTAAGCGCCTCGCCTGGAAGCCGCATCCGCTTCGATTTCGTTGCGCAGCGAGTGGCTCAGCTTACGCAAGATTTCGACGTTCAGGGCATCGCTTATGATCCCTACGCTTATGACAAGTTTCGTGAGGAGCTTGATGCAATCGGCGTCGAAGTTGAGCAAATACCCCACCCGCAGGGCGGAAAACGTCGATCAAAGGCCAGCGAAAAGAAAATCGAAGCTGCAAAGGCTGCTGGCCTTCCAGAGCCGCAAGGCTTGTGGATGCCGGGATCGGTCACCGAATTGGAAAACGCCATTATCGACGGCCGCGTTCGGCTTCGGCGAAACCCGGTGTTGATGACAGCTTTGATGGGCGCCACGTTTGATCGTGATCCACTCGATAACCGCTGGTTCGTCAAAACCAAAGCTTCGGTTCGCATCGACGCTGCCGTCGCTTTGGCGATGGTGACGGGATTTGCGGCTGACACACCACTCGAAAAGCCGAAGCGAAAGCCAAGGCTCTTCATGGTTTAGGAAAACCAATGACAATCAAAGCTTTTGCCGTCTTCGACGTTAAGTCGTTCGACGAGGAACAAGGCGTGCTGCGCGGCATTGCGAGCACGCCATCAACGGATCGAGTCGAAGATATCGTCGATCCCAAAGGAGCTGTTTTCAAACTGCCGCTCCCGTTGTTGTGGCAGCATAGCCATAACGACCCTATCGGTCATGTTACTGAAGCGTCCGTAACCGACGAAGGCATTGAAGTCGTCGCTACGGTTGCGAAGGGCGTCACGCCTGAAATTGACAGAGCATGGACGCTGATCAAGGCCGGCCTTGTGCGCGGTTTTTCTATTGGTTTCCGAGGCCTAGAGGTCGAAGAAATCCCAAGATCGTGGGGCGTTCGTTACAAAAAATGGGAATGGCTGGAACTATCAGCCGTGACCATCCCGGCTAATGCCGATGCGACGATTACGAACGTCAAACACTTTGCCACTGCGCAGCACGCCGCGACAGGCACCAAGGCTGTGAAGGAAAAGAGCGCCGGCGACACGGCGAAATCTCACAAACCAGTTCTACTCAACCAAAAATCAAAGGGTGATATTTTGAATATTGCTGAACAGATCGCCGCGCTCGAGGCTTCGCGCACGGCAAAGGCCGCTTCTATGCAGGCAATTCTCGAAAAGGCTACTGCTGAAGGCCGCACCACCGACGCTTCTGAGCAGGAAGACTTTGACACGATCAGTGCTGAAATCGACTCGATCGATGCTGATCTCAAGCGCTTCCGAGCATTGGAAAAAGCACAGGTAGGCGGAGCCAAACCAGTTAACGCCAATGGTATCAAGTCTCTATCCGATGCTGCTGCTGCACGCTCTGGCGTTCAGGTGAAGGCACCGAAACTAGAGGCTGGTATCGGCTTTGCGCGTTTGGCCAAGGTGAAGGGTCTTTCAAAGATCACTGGTGAAAGTCCGCGTGATCTGGCCAAGAGCCTCTACGGCGAGGAATCCGCCGTCTATGGCATCATCGTCAAAGCAGCTGTTTCTGCGGGTAGTACTCAGGACGGCAACTGGGCGGCCAACCTTGTTGGCGACGAGACGTCGGTGTTTGCCGATTTCGTAGAGTTCCTGCGCCCTCAGACGATCCTTGGTAAATTCGGCACTGGTACAATCCCGTCGTTGCGCCGCGTTCCTTTCCGCACCCCGCTGATCGGCCAGACGTCTGGTGGCGATGGCTATTGGGTAGGTGAAGGTAAAGCCAAGCCGCTCACCAACTTTGGCTATGAGCGCAACACGCTGGAGCCGACGAAGGTCGCAAACATTGCGGTTGTTACCGAAGAACTTCTCCGCAGCAGCTCACCTTCTGCTGAAATCCTCATTCGAGACTCGCTAGCCGCAGCGCTCCGCGCTCGTCTGGATACCGATTTCATCAACCCCGCAAAGGCAGCAGTTGTAGGCGTCTCGCCAGCTTCGATCACGAACGGCATTACACCAATCGTGTCGACGGGCACCGATGCGGATGCGGTTCGAAACGATCTTCGTTTGCTGTTTTCAGCGTTCATTGCGGCGAACAATGCTCCGACGTCCGGCGTGTTCATCATGCGGTCGACTACCGCGCTCGCGCTGTCACTGATGACAAACGCTTTAGGCCAGTCTGAGTTTGCAGGCATCACGATGAATGGCGGCACGCTGTCCGGCCTTCCTGCGATCGTCTCTGAGTTTGTGCCTGAAGGTTATGTCGTCCTGGCAAACGCTTCGGACATTTATCTCGCCGACGATGGTGAGGTTGCAGTCGATATGTCGAACCAGGCTTCGCTCGAAATGGCGAACAACCCGGAACATGATAGCACCACGCCAACGGGAGCAACTGGCCTTGTGTCACTCTGGCAGACCAACAGTGTCGCCTTCAGAGGTGAGCGGATCGTGAACTGGGCGCGTCGTCGCCCATCGGCGGTTGCGGTTCTTTCTGGTGTCGCTTGGGGCGTCCCAGCAGCTCCGGGCGGCGGCGAATAATCGCTGACATATAACCAAAATTCCGGTCGCCTTCGGGCGGCCGGTTTTCTCTCGCGGAGGTAACTATGAAGCTCACAGCGACCAAGTCTTTCACATATGGCACTCGCCGCTTGTTACCTGAAGCGGAATTCATCGCCACGCCGAGAGATGCCAAGATTTTAATAGGTATCGGTAAAGCGAAACTCGCAGTCGAACCTCAGAAAGTTGATAAGCCCAAGCGAACCCAGAAGCGTCGCACTGAGGAAGAGGATCAGCATGGCCTTTTGGAATAATAAAAACGCATCTACCTCGGTCACCACCCCAGCGCCAGTAACTTCCGAAGCGAAGTCGCTTTCGACAGCTTCTCCCCGCCGAGGATGGTTCACCATCTTTGAAAGTTTCGCCGGCGCATGGCAGCGAAATGTCGAAGTGAAGCCCGAACTGGCTTTGGCGTATCACGCGGTATTCTCATGCGTGACCCTTATTTCTTCCGATATTGCAAAGTTGCGCGCGCGGATCGTCGAGGAGACGCCGGACGGTATCTGGGTTGAGAAAAAGCGGCACGCGCTTAAAAAGCTTCTGCGCAAACCTAACGATACCCAAACCGCTATTCAGTTTTGGGAAAATTACTTCATCTCGAAGCTGACAACAGGCAACACTTACGTCTTGAAGCGTCGCTCACCAGACGGCAAAATTTCCTCGTTGCACGTTCTCAACCCGATGCTCGTGCAAGTGCTTGTATCACCTCAAGGCGCCGTATTTTATCAACTGAATGTGGATGACGTTTCTGGGCTCACATCCACGGTTACCGTTCCGGCATCAGAAATTATTCATGATCGGTTCAATTGCTTTTTTCATCCCCTGGTGGGGCTTTCACCGATTTATGCTAGCGGCCTTGCTGCAAAGCAGGGTCTCACGATTCAGCAGCACTCGGATCGTTTCTTCGGCAACAACGCGCTGCCATCAGGCATCATCAGCGTGCCGGGCGCTATTGAGGAAGAAGATGCTGCGGCGATTAAGAAAAGCTGGGAAGATGGCTACTCTCGGGAAAACTCCGGCAAATTAGCTGTCTTGGCCGATGGAATGGAGTTCAAAGCACTCGCCATTCCTGCTCAATCAGCTCAGTTGATCGAACAGTTGAGATGGACCGCTGAGGTTGTCTGTTCGACGTTTCACGTACCGCCTTACAAGATCGGTATCGGAACGCTTCCAACCTACAACAACATTCAAGCACTGAACGTCGAATATTACAGTCAGTGTCTCCAAACGCTGATCGAGTCAGCAGAAGACTGCATGGACGATGGCTTGGGTCTAGGTGAAAGTGTCGGTGTCGAGTTCAATGTCGATATTCTGTTGCGCATGGACGGCATGACAATGGCGACCAGATTGAAAGAAGAGGTCGGCGCCGGGATACGTGCACCAAACGAAGCGCGCAAGGTGATGAACCTGCCGGCTGTTGAGGGTGGTGATACGCCTTATCTCCAGCAGCAGAATTATAGCTTGTCAGCACTTAACAAGCGTGATGCGCGCGAAGATCCGTTCGCAACAGCAAGGCCTGAAAACAAGCCGGAAATATTGCCGCTTCCAGAAAGCGACGCAAACGCCAAAGCGATTGCAGCATTTGCAACGAAAGCCGCGGAGATATTCAAAGATGCAGCTTGATTTCGAAAAACTGGCAACATCCATGATGCTGCCAGTCAAAGGTTACATCGATAAGATCCACGCGGCTTTCAGCGACAGTGTTGCAAAGCTCTCCGAACGTATCACCAAGCTCGAAGCGGTCGACGTGCAGCCTGGCCGTGATGGTTTGCCTGGGCGCGACGGTCAACCTGGAAAAGATGGTGCCCCCGGTGCAGATGGTCAGGATGGTTTGGGGTTTGATGATCTCGATGTGTCATTTGACGGCGAGCGCACATTTAAAATGCGTTTTGCTAACGGCGACAACGTAAAGGAATTCGAGTTCAAAGCGCCTTTCATGCTCTATCGCGGCGTTTATAAATCCGGAGAGAACTATGAACAAGGCGACACTGTCACTTGGGACGGTTCTTGCTGGGTAGCTCTCAAGGCGAACGCAGACAAGCCCGGTGACGGCGAAAACTGGCAGCTGGCTGTCAAACGTGGACGCAACGGCCGCACGCCATCAAACGATGATGCAAAATCGGTCGGGCCGGTGAGAATAGCGTTCAAGGGGGCAAACTCAGATGGTTAAGCTCGTAACTCTTGATGCGGTCAAAAGGCGCCAGCGCATCTTTCACGATGATGATGACACTGATCTTGGTGCTATGATTGAACAGGCATCAGACATCATTTTGAATTACATCAACAAGTCCGACCCTACATGGAATGATCAAACAGCGCCGCCTCTTATTCAGGCGGCGGTTTTGCTTCAGGTCGGCTTTATGTGGGCCAATCGTGGCGATGCTGACCCGCTCTATGCACCAGCAGACGGTTATCTCGATCGACGGATTACCTCGATCCTCCATCGATACCGAAAACCCGTTCTAGCGTGAGGTTATCATGCCCTGGATCAAATTCAGCGGTGACTTCAATCATCGCGTAACTCCGGCTGTCACCGTCGCTTACAAGGCTGGTTGGTCTGGCCTTGTCACCACGCCGTGCGCTGCGGCCGCGATTGCGAGTGGCAAAGCATCTCGTTTGAAAACACCACGAAAAGGTGAGCTGCCGAATGTCGAAAACACCACGGACGCCTAACGCGGCTATGAATGAACGCGTTGTTTTCCAACAGCGCGAAAATGTCAGAGATGAAGGTGGTGGCGTTCGCGGCGAATGGGTCGACAAGTTCGAAGAGCGTGCCCGGCTGCGTCCGCGTCTTGGATCTGAGACTGTCATTGCGGCACGGCTTGAAGGTATACAGCCCTACACTCTGACAGTGCACTCAAATAGCCGAACGCGCCTTGTTACCCCGGCATGGCGCATTAGAAACGCGCGGAACGATCGCACCTACAATATCAAATCGATCATGAACCCCGATGAAAGCAACGCCCACATCGAGGCCATGGTGACTGATGAAGGTGGTGGTTGATCGTGCTTCGAGCGAAACTTTTAGGCCGCGTGGAACTGACGAATAAAATCCGCAAGATCGCTCCCAAGGCGATCGAGAAAATGGATGAGGTCAAGTTTCAGGTTGCTGAAGAAGCAGCTGCAGCCATCAAAGCGCGCGCGCCACGTCTATCCGGTGATTACGCAGAAAGCATTCGCGCTGGCCTCCAGTCCGACAATCCCGACAAAATTGTCTTCGGCGCCAAGAAGTCGAAAGATCCGACTGCAGTGGGTGTCTACGCGAATTTCATCTGGCGGTTTATCGAGTTCGGAACCAAGGCAAGCGGCGCTCAAGCGCGCCGTGCTGATCGGCGCTACAAATCTGGCAAGGTGATGACCAAGGGATCACAAGCCCACGGCGCGACACCAGCTCAGCCGCATGTCTTCCCCGTTTGGCGAGGTATGCGGAAAAAGGCAATGAGCCGCATACGTAACGCCATGAACAAAGGCATTCGGGAGGCGCTAAAAAGTCGATGAGTTCAGCTTCTCTCGAACTGCAAGGTGCGATCGTTTCGCACCTGCTGGCAACACCAGCTTTAACAAGTCTTGTCGGTGAGAACATCTTCGACATGGCGCCGCCTGAAGCAATACCGCCTTACGTTGTGATGGGCGATTTTGACGAACATCGGGCCGACGTCACCTGTGTAGGCTCCCGCGTAATTTATGCCACGCTTCATGCATGGTCGAACTACGGCGGTGGCTTTACCGAGGTGAAGAAAGTAGCAGAAGCGGTTGCAGACGCGTTGCATGACGCTCCTCTGCAGCTTCTGTCAAATCGTCTCATCAGCCTTCATCATCGACAAACACGGACATTTCGCGATCTCGACGGCATTCACTCCCATGCCGTGATCGAGCTCACCGCTTACGTCGACAAGCTCTAGTCACCCCCAAAAATCAAATCCTCCCAGCCTGCCTTTTCGGCGGGCTTTTTTGTGTTCAAAGGAAATTTCCATATGGCTACTGGTCAGCAAATCGGCCGTCTTCTTCTCATTCAGATCGGCAACGGCGCTTCTCCGGAGGTTTTCAATAACCTCTGCGGCATCACCACGCGCTCTTTCAACATGTCGGCCAACAGCGTCGATACCACGATTCCTGATTGCAACAATCCGGAAGCAACGCCTCAGAAAACTGGCGTACCGGGTATCAAGCAGCGCACCTTTACCGGCTCCGGTAAGTTCGTCGCAGGCGCAGACAGCGCGACTTTTATCAATCATGTGAATGAGGCGACCATCTTCAATGCCCGCGTGATCGTTCCGGGTCTCGGTTCTTACACTGGCCCCTGGTTTGTGACTGATTTCGAATTCAGCGGCGAGGTTGAAGGCATGATGGACTTTTCAGCTACATTCGAAGCGGCCGGCCCGCTTGAATTCGAAGCTGAGGTATAAGAATGCAGTTCCCTGTTAACGGGGCTCGCGGCGAAGTCGGCGTCACCATTGGTGGCGTCGATATCGTGATTGCAGCAACCATGGGCGGTCTGGCAGCGGTTTCGACCGATCTCGGCTGCAAATCAATGCAGGATCTCTTTGATCGCCTTTCCAATGTCGAAGTTGCAGCTGCAATGTCAGCGATCCGTCATTTGACAGTTCGCGGCGATGCTTCTGCTGCCCTAGCTGTTCTAAAATTCGGCCATTTTCCAGCGCTCTCAAAAGCCTTTGAAGCAGCACTTGCGCATCATTTCAAGGACGAGCAATCGGGAAACGGGGAAGCCGGGGCGACAGTGTAGAGGCGGAGTTTCCCTGGCGAGAATGGCAACAGTCAGCCTTTGGCGTCCTGCGATGGACGCCTGATACTTTTTGGAATTCGTCACTGAGCGAATTTCTGTCTGCCTTGGAGGGCTTCGCTATAGCCCGCGGCGGCAAGAAACAGATCGATGCTCCAAGTCAGGATCAGCTCGACGATCTCATCAGCAAATACGGAAGTTAATTTCAGGCCGCCTCGTGCGGCCTTTTTCTTTTTAGGAGGTCCGCGTGGCCGACGAGAGCAATAACGACGATATCATTCTTTCGATCTCCGCTGATGTGGCGTCTCTGCGTCGCGCGCAAAAACGCATTGAGGAGTCGATTAACGCCATCGGTAAGAGCTCAGACAAAACGCTGAACCAGATGGCCAAAACTGCCGATCAGAATTTTCGACAGATTGAGGAAAGCGCAAAGCGTCTGCGCAGTCAGCTTGACGCCAGCTTTGACAAGCCTCTGGGGAGCGGCATAAACAAGGGACTGGCTGCTGTCGGCTCTGTCGTCGGCTTGAACGAGCTTCGTAAGCTCACAGATACATGGACTGATCTGACGTCTCGCGTGGATCTGGCTGCAGGCTCGACCCGTGAAGGCACGCAGGTCATGGAACGCCTCGGCCAAATGGCACGGCGAACATATTCCGATCTGACACAAACAGCCGAGAGCTATCTTTCCAATTCGACAGCATTGCGCGACCTGGGTTATTCGACCAACCAATCACTCGATTACACTGAAGCGTTGAACAATGCGCTCGTCGTGTCTGGTGCGAAAGGTGAGCGCGCCGCGCGTGTGATTGATGCGCTGGCGAAGGCCATGGCTGTAGGCAAGCTGTCCGGCGATAATCTGAATACTGTCATCGAAGTCGGTGGCCGTGCAGCCGAAGCACTTGCAGCTGGACTTGGCACAACGGTCAGCGGCCTGCGTGCGCTCGGATCTCAGGGCAAGATTACCGGCAACGATATCGTAAAGAGCCTGACGAGCCAGATGGCGGTTCTGCGTAAAGAAGCCGAAGACATGCCAGCAACGATCGGCGACGGCTTTACGCTTCTGAATAATGCTCTGCTGCAATATGTCGGCAATGTGGACAACGTGACGACGGCATCGTCGACCATGTCGCAAGCGCTGATCCTGATCGCTGACAACTTCGATAAGGTTGCCGACGCTGGTATGCAGGTGGCGGCGGTGTTTGCAGGCGCTATCATCGGCCGCT